CTCTGGCCGGCATCATCAACGTCGAAATCTTTCCAATCACTCGACTTGAGATGGACCAGCTTCGAGACCTCATTTCAACCGCACGTGCCGTGCTTGCCGCCGGCCAACTACCCTAAGGACCATCATGTCTGAAATCAAGAAGACCCCGCCGGCCGCCACCCTTCATACCTGCACCATTAGCATTTGGAATGAAGGAACGGCAAGCTATACCGCAACCCAACTCGACCAAGCAATTCGCGTTTGGTCACTGCCCGTTCAGACTTGTGTGCTGTCTTACGACGCCGTGCAGGTCACCATGCTGGTGTTTCCAGCGCAGAAAGACAACTCGGTTTATGTCGAGACCGTCCTTCGCACCGTGCTGCCAAAGCAGCAAAACGTTACCCTGAATTTCACTCACTTCTAAGGACTGAACATGAACACCGAAAACATGCCGCTGGACTACAACTTCGACTCGTGCGCCGATGTCGATACGTTGAATCAAGCATACCAGATGTGCCTGGCACCGTTCGTTACCGAACACGAGGAGCGCATTACTCCAGTCGAGAAAGAGTTGGCTGACTTTGCCAAGCCGTTCCAGGAGGAATACGACATCGCCACCAAGGCCGTTTATGAGGCGGCGCAGTGTGCTTGGGGCCATCAGGAGAAGATGATGCGCGAGCAACTTGAGTCGATCCGGCGCAAGGCGCTCGACCGTATGCGCATTGTCGAGCGCAAATACGCGAAGATTCAAGAAGGCATTCAGGGCCTGCACGATAGCGACCCAGTTGTTGTTCAAGCAACCAAGATCTTCAAGGAGGCCATCAAGGAGCAGGATGAGAAGCGCGACGCAGTGGTAGCCGAGTCGTTCAAGCTGTTCCAGGAAACGATTGCGCCAATCCAGGAGCAATACAAGAAGCGTTTCAAGGAGCTTGACGTCCAACCAGTGAAGGCCTCAGGCGTTCTTCACTAACAGAATAAGGGAGCAATTGCTCCCTTATTCTTCATCCGCTTCTTGCTCGCGGATCTTGCTTAGCACCCATTTGCGGTGCTTTGCTGCTTTTGTCTCCTCGACCTGCGCTTTGTCGATGACCTTGCGCTTCTTGTCTTGGTGACGGGCTGGCTTACAACCCATTAGCTCATCATTGAGCCATTTAGCGCGTGGCTTCATTTCCAGCTCCGGATCCTTGTCTTCAGGTGACGATCAGAGAAGAACATCGAGTTAGCCACGGTTGCGTTGGTCGCTGAAGCAGCGTTTTGCTGCTGCCGATCATAGGCAGCTTGTAGCTCAGGTGACATCTTCATGCCAAACGTTTGCGCAATATTTCCCCAACCCTGAACAAGACCATTCGTCAGATTGCCATTAAAGCTCTGCGCTTGGGCACCTTGCTGGACAGGCTGGATTGACGAAGTCGGGCCATTCGTGGTAGTCGTTTGAAGCGGAGCTGGTGCAAATACCCCAGCCACCGACTGGCCAGTATTGCCGCTTGCGGGCGTTGATTGCGCGGCCGCAAGCTGTTGTTTCAGCGAGGCAAGCTGGGCTTCAAGCGCCGTGATTTGTTGTTGCAAAGATGCAACATTACCTCCGACCTGGCCGGATGGTTGTGCTGCTTGTTGGGCCACAGCCGCGCCGATTGCACCGAAGTCCATGATTGCTCCTTACTTACCGTGCGATTGCATGAATTGCAGGCCAAGAATGACCGCGGCCAGCACGGCTGGTGTAGTCACGACGGCCCACATGACCTTGCCGAGGAAAGATACTCGGTCGAGCTTGCGTTCGATGTCGGAAAGGCGAGTGTCAATATCTTCGACCTCATCAACTCGACTTTCGAGGGAGGTAAGACGTGAGTTGTGCTGTCCTACCTCGTGCATAAAAGCCTTTGCGTCTTTCATGCTCTCCAGAATTCCGGCAATCGTAAAAGCCTGATTGCGAGACGTCTCGACCAAATCTTTCGTGTCGTCAGTCATTGACTTGACAGCTTTGTCGATGTGCTTCACTTCAGACTCAAGGCGAATGCTGCGATCGCGATCTGATTGCGTGTAGTTGATGTTTTGTTCCATTACTTGACCTTTTTGCGTTTAGCAACAAATTCGCGAGCTTTCTGTTCCATTGCAGCATCAAACAGAGAGGAAGCGACCGATTTCGATTGAGGCAGAGCCATTGACATCTTAGCCTTCTTGGTGTTTGATTTCATCGCTTATACCAGGTTGTGGAGCTGTCATTGTAGATGAATTCTACGGTAGTGCCAGCGGCAAGAGTTGTTGGTGCATTAACGATAGTGCCTGCGCCAGTGCTAACAGTTAGCGCCGTTACACCATTTGAGACAGTGAAGCGAACAGCGTCACCAGACACCGCGTCTGTGCCAGATGGAAGAACGAGAGTATGAGTTGCAACGGCAGCACCAGTGGTTGTGCCAACAATGTCGCCACCGCGCTTAGCCACGGTAGTCGTGCCACCATTTGTAACAGATACAAACTCAGGAATGTCATAAGTCTTGCGCCAGCGAACGCCATCATATAGGAGCGTAGTGAATGTATCGGTCGCGTAATAGCTAGCGCCAGTGATACCAACCGGTAGGCTTGCATAAGGGCCAGTTACAAGCGATAGGCCGTTGTATTCACGCCAAATGCCGGCGCCGTTTGAGGTTACCACCCGAAGAATGTCCGTGTCGTAGTAAGCAGTGCCCTTGTTCGTGGCGTCTGCTACTGGTCGAGAAGAAGTCGGTCCGTATTGTGCGCCAATGGAGACCCAACCGGCTGTATTGCTGTCCTGCGTCTTGACATACAGAATGTTGTTGATGGCAGTGCCATCCTTACGCAGGAAGAGTGAAGCTGAGTTAGCAGTAATGGCACCTTCTGGGTTGCCATTACCTGCCCAGAGGGTAACAATGTTTGATGTCGCGGTGCCTGCGCCGGGTGTTAGGCTAATACCACCTGACTGGTTGAACATTGCTTGCGCAATGAAGGAAGTCGTCTCGTTCTTATCAACCGAGAAGATAGTTGATTGCGAACGGTCGTATGGCGCATTGCCAAAGTTACCAATGCGGAAACGTGATGGGCGATCCTCGACATAACGGCCTGCCCAGTTGATACCGTCTGCGCCGTCGTATGACACACTAGGGGGAATGTTCGTGCCAGCCGTCGTGTTGTTTTGGTAGCAAGCAATCGACGTGCCTTCATCCATCAGCGCGCCAGCAAAGAGGTTAGCTTCAAAGTAGCACGTGTTCAGGAATTGGTAACGTCCCTTGCTTGCCGAAACGATTGATTGAAGGTCGAGACCAGCGTAGTTTTCTTCAAAAATGCAGTTATCAAAGCGCGTGTTGAAGCACTTCTGGTTGGTGCCCGACTTCAGCACCGAGATACCAATGTTGTTACCGGTGATATACGAGTTAGAGTAGTCGTTACCAGTCGAAGCTGAGCCAGAGAACGTGATACGCTGAAGCAGCATACCACCACCCTGGCCATCGACGCCGAGGCCAGCCAGCGAAGCACGAACCCCGTTGTTGCGAATACGGCAATTCACGAACGAGCAATTGAAGCTGTCGTTCAGTGTGATACCCCAAAGCGCAAAACCTTCGATGAAGACCTGGTCGAAGTTGTAAAGCACGCAAGCCGCGCCCTGGTATGTCTGAATACCAGTCGCCGTGTCACCGAGCACCCGAGCATTGCCGTTGTTGTAAAGCTTGATTTTGCTGATCGACGAGTAAGAGCCGTCAGCCGTCCAGGTAAAAGCCTTGCCAGTCGTTGGCGTGTAATTGAATGCTGCGTCAGCCATACCGTCACCAACAATGTCAATACGGCCGTTGATCGTCACGCCAGCGGTCATCTTGTACGTGCCAGCAGGAACAAACAGGGTGCGACGTGGTGCCGTCGTGGCGGCCGTCAGGGCAGCTTGGATTGCGGCCGTGTCATCGGTTGTTCCATCGCCAGTTGCACCAAAGTTTTTGATGTCGAGCCATTCAGATGAGCCGGCAGGCGAAGCACCAATGATACCGTCGGTTGTTTGGATCGTGGCGCCAGCAGCCGTCTTGACCGTGAAGCGGTATTGCTTGCCTGGCGCCAGGTAAATCATTGCTTCACCGCGGGCGTTCAAGACAACTGGATTGGTATTAGGAACGGTAAGCGCCGCATCACTGTAAGTAACAAGAAGCGTGCTCGTTCCAGAGACATAGGTATAAACCTTGCCCGCGTTTAGAGGATTGCCATTGTCATCCGTGTAGCGAAACTTGATTTGGGGTGCGAGAAGACCAGCCATTATTGTTCCTTAGCCGAGACGATACCACGAGGTGGTGCTGACGTCGTATTTGAGGGTGAAGTAAGCGTTTGCGGCCATTGTGGTTGGGCCGCCATTGACCGTCGCGCTGCCACCGGCGATCGTCAGGGTGGTGATGCCACCAACTGAGCCAAACGTCACGCGATAACCATCGGCCGGCGTTGTTGGTAGGGTAAGCGTAAAGGCAGCCGTAACGCCCGTGCGAACAACATCGCTTTCATTGGTAACCGTGTAAGAAGCTGCGGCTGTTGTAACGAGACGGGTTGGTTGCACAAGGCCACCGCCGCCCATCGTGATGTAACCGTCGGTGCCGGTGATGTCGAGGATACCTGTGTTGCTGTCCCACGTGATTAGGCCGCCACCCTTGGTGCCTGAGGCGTTGCCGAGGCGCAGCCGGCCTTTCGAGTAGTCATCACTACGATAGATCGACACAAGACCTGCGTTCGCTGGATCAACGTCGATGTTTTCGAACAAAGTGCCAGCATTGCGCTGGCGAATGTTCAATCGACCATTGGTGCCATTCACCATGATGACGAAGCCCGTTGGTGCAGAGGCCGTGTTGTCCGTGTAAAGATTGATGACTGACGAGCCAGTGCCAGGCGTCAGCCAGTTTGCACGAATCTGAACGGCGGCATCGACGCTTGTGTCTGACTGGACATACACATCCGCGCGACCTTCTTGCGAACGCGTGCGGATGTAAGTATCACTCATTCCTTGATTTTCAATGCGAGCATACTTACCGGAGAGCGTAGCCTTGTTTGTCCAGATTGAGTTGTGAAAAACATCGGTAAAGATGAATTCACTATCAGCCGAGTAGTCATACTTCGGCACGACTTCAATACCGGAGCCTTGGGTAAGAAAGCGAGCGCGACCAATTGCGGTTGCTGGCAGAAACGAGAAGATGTTACCATCGAAACCAGTATTGACGCCGGAAGGGTTTAGCGGACCGCGTCGCGGTGAGATGTAGAAGTAACCGTCTTGAAGGTCAGCGTTGCCAGCATCGCGGCCAGAAACAGAGCCAATTTCAAATTTGCCGTTTGCCAGATTGTAACCGGAAACGGTGGCCGCCTTTGGGTTGTTTGCTACGATTTCGTATGTCGCGGCGATTGCTGTTGTGCTGATGACACCAGCCTGCGAGCCAGCCAGGTTACGAATGACGGGACCAACGTTACCAATTGACGTGTCGTAAGCAATGTAATCGATGAAGTGACATGGTTGGTTGTTATTCACACCTGAGGCATAAACACGGAATGCACCTGATCCGTATGGGTCAGAATTACTGAAGACGTTGCTATGTGTGAAGACGACTGGCGTGACCGATGTTACATTACTGTGATCAACCGTGAAGGTGCCAACAAATGAATTGCTACCGCCAGACTGAACAATTCCACCATTCGTGACCGTCAGACCACCATCAATCACCGAGCCAACCAGAAACACATTGTCCTGGGTGTAAAGCGTAGCATCGGCCGACGTTTTCACAACAATCTTGTAACCGCCATTGCCCCAAACCGAAGCTCGCCCATTGGCGTCGAGAAGCACTGGGTTAGCATTGGCCGAGCCGAGCGCATAGTCGGTGTAAGATGTCTTTGGTGTAGTCGTGCCGGAGATGTAAGTGTAAATCTTACCTCCAGCTAGCGGGTTGCCATTGTTATCAAACCATTGCTGTGGTGTCGGGATGAGAGAGCCGCTCATTTGAATCCTTTGTTCGAGTGTCTATTTACGTCCAAGCCGACGTTATTGGCCAGAGGTCATCTTGTTTGCGAGCCATGAGCCTACGCCACCACCAGTCATCTTGTCTGCAGTGCCTACACCAGCTGCGGTTGCGGCAGAAGTCACGGCGGCTGCTTTGCCTGCTTGCTGGACGACGCCAGGCAGCTTTGACCACAGTGCTCGGCCTGCCGCGCCGCCGCGCCACAGGACCGGAGCACCAAAAGCGACGCGACCAACCCAACGGGCGCCATTTTCTTCATTGTCCGGGCCAACTGCATCGGTGTAGTCCTGCATTTCAGCGGCGTGCTTAGCCTTCAGCTCCTGCGTGTAAGCGTCAGAGAAGAACGTGCCTGCTATGGACTCACCAAGAGCGTCACCAATGTCCATGGCACCGCGCATAACACGACCTGCCGTCGAGCTATAGAAGGCGTTCTTCATCTTCTTGCCAAACGTTTGCTCGGGCGCTTTTGCCTTCATGTCAGCATCTGGCGGGACCCAAGCCCCATCAGGCTTTACTGTTGGGGGAACGACCTTGAAGTCATCTTCTGGTGGAGACCACGGCATGTCTTACTCCTTATTGAACACGGCCAGAAGCCGAACGACCACCGCCTTTGACGCCCGGCTTGCCATTGAATTCAAACGGCGTGCCCGGTGGAAGCGCATCGTATTCGGCTTGCGAGGAAATCTTCTTGTTGCCAGTCACGGTGGCCTTTTCTGGCGGATTCATGACGACGCCAACTGGGCTGCGAGCTTCATCGATTTCGCGAATACCAGATTGCGGCACGTCACGAACACGGTCACCAAGCTGAACATCCTTGTTGTTCGAGCCAATTCGCTTGATGGCAGCATTAGCTTCGCGGACCTGACCTTGCGAAGCACGAAGTTGAGCAGCTGACCAGAGACGCCATTCTTCTTGGGTGAAGGACAGGTCACCGGCCGAAGCACGACGCATCAGCTCACGCTCGCCATCAGACAGGGCACCTTGGCCCTTGTTCTTACGGGCTTCTTGAAGCGCCAGGTTAGCCGAAGCTTGCTTGACTTGCTCGGCAAGTTGTGATTGCTGCGCTTCAGTTGCCGATTGGCCGAACACGCGCTGCGCCAGCACCTTGATACCAGAAGCACCACCAAGCGGCAGCTTACCTGGCGTCGAAGTAACATCAAAGATTTGCTTACCAAGAGCGTGCGAAGTAACGGCTGCGTCAGCCTTGGCCTCGGCAGCCTTCAGGTCGCCTGCGTCAGATTCACCAATCTTCTTGGCAAATTCGGTTTGCTGCGTGCTCGAGAGCTGTACGGTTGTCTTTGGAGCACCGGCGGCGGCGCGCTTCAGCTTGGCATCGCCTTCGGCCTTGATAGCAGCTTCGACTTCAGCACCAGACGCGGTAGAGCCATCAGGCTTGGTGAAGACTTTCTTCATGCTGCCATCTTGCTGACGCTGGGCAGTTGCCGACCAACCAGCCGGAACGGCACCTGCGTCCATCTTGCCAAGCGTTGCTTCGCGATCTTCCTTGTCACCTTCCTTCTGGACCTTCTGCATTTCCTTGAAGTCAGGAGAACGCTTTGCTTGCGTCGTCATTGCTTGGACTTGCTGGGGATTGTCGAAGTCGATTGGCATCTTGTTCGCAGCCGCGACCGAGCGAGCCAGACCAATGTCACCAGACTTGAATGCCTGATAGACCTCGTTTGCACGATTGTCCATGAACGAGCGCTGCGCGGCGGCTAGCTCGAGGGCTTTCTTGTCGTCATCAATCTTCTTACCAGAGATTACCTGCAGCTTTTCCTGCAGCTTGGTCCAATCCTCGATTTGCTTGCCACGAAGGGCGTCGAGCGATTGAACGGCGCCCTGAGCAAACTGTGGCGTGAATTCGCCAGCTTGCGCTGCCTTCATGATTTTGGCGACAGTTGCGTCACGGCGTTCCTGTGACAGGCCGCGTGGCAGCGTTGGGGCAGGAGGCGCGGTTGGAACGATTGGCTCGCCAGGAACACCATCGGCCGGCACAGAGGCAACCGGCGCGGCCGAAGTTGGCAGCGCGGATGGTTCGGCGGCCGATGCTTGAGCAGGTGCGGCCGAGCTCATTGGCGCAGAAGCTGAAGTAGCACCAGGCATAGCCGATGGCGCAGAAGCCGCTTGTGGCGGAACGGCCTGCGGTGCGGTGGCAGGAGCGCCACCTGGAGAGACTGGGAATGTTTGCGCTTGTTCAGGCGCCGCCATTGACGCGCCTGGAGCAGCATCTGGCATAGCCGGTGCTTGCGCGACTGGTGCTGGGCCTTGCTGGGCAGGAGCGTCATCCTCCATCAGAAGAGAAGCAAGCTTATTCTTCATTGGCGCCTGGGCCTTGGCCTGGTCGAGCTCAAACTGCGACTTTTCATTCTCCAGGCGACGACCCTTTGCGGCCTGACCACGGTCGAACATCGCGTTTGCTTCCTTACCTGGGCTCAGTGGGTCGATTTTGTTGTAGTCGTCCATTGACAGGAAGTTAGCACCTCCGAGCGGGCCCGTTACACGGCCATAGCCGGCGTTGAAATCGAGAGCCATTACTTGTTCCCCTTCTTTGACTTCTTACCTTCGAGCGATTGAATGCGCTTGTTCAGGACAGCCGTTGTTGCGAGTAGTGCCGAGACCGTTTGCGGAACATCGACCATGCGATCGCCTTCAGCGTCCATCTTCACGAGACGCTTACCAATCTTAGACTTCTGCATGTCCTGCGCCATGACGCCAATCTGGCGACCTTCTGGGGCACCCTTTGCCTTAGCTTCAGCCTTGTAGTCGTACGACTTCGGCTCGAGCTCATTCATGAATGCGTCGATTTCAGCGTCGGTGAGGCCTTCCTTGCCATACTTCAGCTCCTCATCGGAGAAGTAGTATTCAGCGGCACCGCCGATTGCAGAGCCAAGCACGTCCTTCTGCGCAGCCGTAGCCGCTGCACCAACGTTAGCCGACGTCATTGCCAGGTTGCTGTTATTCGTGCCTTGCATGCCGATGATGTTAGCTTGCTGGCCAACGGCATTGACACCAGTGTTGAAGAGCGAGTTGTTCAGGTTGAGCGCCGTGTCACCTTGGCCGGCGAGACCTTGGTTAATCGAGGCACGTTGCTGACGATCCTGCATTGCGAGGTTAGTTGCGTTGCTCCAGTTTTGCGAGGCGAGACCGTTGCTAAACTTAGCAATTGACTTCAGTGCAGCACCTGACTTAGCGAGACCACGAGCAGCGACCGAGCTTTCAATTGCCTTCTGGCCTTGTTCCTGGGCGAACGCCATCGATGGGTCGAGATACGACTTGACGTCAAGCGGAGCACCAGCGGCCGCTTGCAGGTTGTTCGACGCGGTTGCGCCGCGTGTCTGGTATTGCTGCGCAGTCTGTTGCAGGCCTGGCAGCGAGGCGCCAAACAGGTCGGCGACCGGGCTCAGCTTCTTGTCAGCCGCGTCAGCCGCTTCCTGGCTAAACTGGCGGGCCTGATCGACACCGGCCTGTTGCTGAGCGGCGGCCTTCTTGGCCGCCGAATTCTGCTTGGAGGCCGAGTAAGCACCCACAACGGCCACCGCGGCAGCACCCCAGTTGCAAATGCCTCGACACCTACAAAGCCGAAACGTTGGGCTGAGAGCTTTTCCTTAGCGAGTAGCTTACGCATGTGTCCTCCTTACAGAAGCTTTTGGAAGACAGTTTCGAAGTGCGAGTAACCAAGCGACTTGAAAAGCTCCGTGTGATCGAGCCACGGCTTGCAGACATTCATAACGACCTGCACGCCAATGCGCTTCATCTCTGCTTCATGATATTTGAAGAGCTTGAAGCCAGTGCCGTTGTTGCGGTGGTCAGGATGAACGTAGTAGATATCTACCTTGCCAAACGTGGTTGAAGAATAGTGCAGGCTTGGGCCTACGAAGGTGATGAAATAACCGATCAGGTCGCCGTTTTCACGGGCCGTGCAGACGTGCAAAAGGCCCAGCTTTTCCATACCGATGTATTTGTCGAAGTCAGGGTCGAGTGGCACCGTTTCTTGGTTAGCTGCCAGCTCAGCCCAGTGAATAGGCAGGAGAGGCACGAGCTCACGCAGGAAGCCTTCGAAAGTTTCAGTTTGGTAGGTAACCATGTTAGTCCTTGTTGAAGGAACGGGCTTTGAAATACCCGTGCCAAGGTGTCTGCATATCGATGACCAGAGTCAGCCGGTCAATTTCAGAGTTGTTTTCGACCGAGTGTAGAAGCGAGTTATCAAACCAGAAGATTTCGCCGAGCTTTGGCGAGAATACTTCGTCGCCGCACTTGAAGATTTGGTCCTTATCCTCAGACAGCGCCACGTGGGTGCGAGCGAAGTGCAGGATGTCTTGGTCGATGTGAGGGAAAATCTTGGCGCCCGGCTTCATGCGCGACATGAACACGCGGCCGTAGGCCTGACCATCGAGGAAGTGGAACGCCTGCATCAGGATGTCCTTGATTGGCAGCTCATAGTAAGCCTGGCGCCAGAAGTTTGCTGGATTGATCCATGGCCCCTTCGTCATCATCTCGTGCTTTTGGTCAGGTGACATCTCATTGACCGACTGGGCCATATGGACCCAGATGTCATCAAACTTGGTGCCAGGCGAGACCATATCGGCTCCCATCTGGCGGTCGAGGTGCTTGTTCCAGAGGTCATCCCGTTCAGCCAGTGCCTTGATGAGCGGCTTGACAGGAAGCTTACCGAGGACCTTGAAGTTGTTCATTACTGGCTAAACTCCGTGCCGGCTGCCTTGATGACAACGACCGAGTTTGCGTCAGCAATTGCTTGAATGGTCGCGGTTGGCTGCACAACCCAGCCTTGGCCAACATAGACCGAGTATGACTCGTTTGCCATCAGTGTCTTCGACTTGACGATGTAGTCAGCCGTTGCTGGAGCACCAGAGCCCGTTGCAAAATAGACCGAGACTGTGTGCGAGGACGCGTCAGTGTTGATCAGGGTGAGCATGGTGACCTTGGTGTAAAGGCCCGTTGGGGCCGTGTAATACACCGCGTTCGAGGTCGTAAGGGTTGCGCCTTGAATGAGCGGCTTGATTGCGTACATTGTGTCTCCTTGAGAAGTAGTCTATTTACGCAATCCGCGAGATACGGATTGACGAGCCAGAAAAGACCGTGTTGGTCTGGGCAGCGGTAACGACTGCACCACCGAGCGTGAGGGTGCCGGTTGTAGCCCCGCATGTCACGACTGCTACAGCGGTGTAGGGTGCTGGGGTAGTGGCGACCGTGTTGTTAGCGGTCGTTGTCAGCGTGTTGATGGCGGTGAAGCGCTGATAGGACAGGGTGGTGATGGCGGAGGTCGTGCCGTACGACCAACCTTCAACCGTGGCGCCAGCTGGTGCTACAATGGACCACTTGTTGCCGCCTGTAGATGAGCACTGCGTGGTTGCATTGACCTCGACCAGATAGACGCCATTGGCGACGGTGGTGATGCCAGGGAAGGCGCTGGTTGCTGAGACCGTTGCATTCGTGTAGTTGGACGTGATACGCTGGACCGTGCGCCCATTGACGACTGACGCGTCAGTGACTGCGCTGATGGTAACCGCGCCAGTTGCGCCAGAGACCGAGATGCCCGTGCCAGCACCTGCTGAGGTCACAGCACCTGACGAGGTAAGGTAACCGGATGGATTGGTCGCGTTGTATGGTGTGAAGGTCAGCGCGGTGGTGACGTCGGCAGAGGTCAGTGTTACTGCACCCGTACGGGTGTTGAAGGTATTGACCTTTGCTGGGTTGGTGCCAGCAGTCACCCGCCCTTTGGCGTCAGTCGTCACCGAGGTGTAGGTGCCAGCGGTGCCGACTGACGCGAGGGTAAGAGCAAGTCCGGTCGTGCCTGAGCCCGTAGCATCACCTGACGCCGTGATGGTCTGGTTGGCTGAGATGAAGCCGCTCGGGTTGGTCGCGTTGTACGGGATGAAGCCGAGCGCAGTCGTGACCTGCCCTGACGTGATGCTGGTCAGGTAAGCGACGTTCGAGCCAGCGGTGACTAGTCCCTTGGCATTCACCGTCACGTTATTCCAGGTGCCAACGTTTGCATTTACCGTGGCTAGGACGAGTGACAACGAGGTGGCGCCAGCCGCGGTAGCATCACCTGAGACGGTGATGGTCTGGTTAGAAGTCAGGTAAGAGCCACTTGCTTGCTTGCCATTCAACGCGGTCTGCAGGTCGGTTTGCGCTGAGAGGGTGCCGGTGATTGCACCCCAGGTTGAAGAGCCGCCAGAAGCAGGGGCAGCCCAAGCGCCATCGGCACGCAGGAAGTTTGTCGTGCCGCCTGAAGAGGACGGAACAGAGCCGCCCGTGGTCGTGCCAGTGAAGGCAGGCATTGAAGAAGCTGGCACCGAGGTGATGTCAGTCGAGACGAGCTTGGTTTGAGCCATTTTAGGTCCAGGTGCGTACGGTTACAATGTCATTTAGCGCCGCGGCTACTACTAGTGTGATTTGAGATGCGCCTGTCACAGTGTAGTCGTTGCCACCACCTTCAGACAGGACAAGACCATTCTTCGTCACCATTGTGTAGTAATTGGCACCGGAGTTTGCAGTCACGGTGATTGCAAAGTTGAAAACAGTCTGTCCGGCTGCGGCGACAATGCGGTCACCTTGCGGGTGCGATGCCGCGGCGGCAGGAGCTGCGCTTTGCCAGACCGTGCCGTTAGAGGTAAGAACATTACCCGACGAGCCAGGAGCGATAAAAGTGACTGAGCTAGTGCCAGCACCCACGATCAAGTTGTTAGCGGTCAGCGTTCCGAGATTTGTGCCGCCATTCGTAACTGGTAGGATGCCAGAGAATGCTGAAGCGGTGATGGCCGTGTTCAGCCAAGTTGCCCCATTGTAGGTCAGGCCTTGCCCAGACGCTGGCGCGGTGATAATCACATCACCGAGTTGCGTCAGATTGTAGTCTGCTTCAGCGGCAGTAACGGCGCCGCTGCGCCCAAATACTGACTGCACAGGAGCGGCATCCTTGGCTTGCTGAATAATGCCGCCAACGTTGAAATCTGGTGGCTCCATATCGATTGGAGGAAATTGCTGAGGAACATCAAACAAGCCAGAGCTATCGACCAGGTTTTGTTGAATTTGCTCGATGATTGACGACACAAGACCGGTTAGCTTATCTTCAAGGTTAGCAATCTGCGCGGCAAGCTGTGGCTCCGATGAGGCCATTGACTGTGCCGCGATCGCATTGTCATAAATGATGTTGCCAGAAGCACCACCTACTCGATTGCGCATGGCATCCAAAAAACGCCACATCTCGATGTCGGCCTTGACTGATGATGGAACAGGAGGAAGCTCCCGAACAATGATCGGGCCCGTTGAATTCGTTGCCATTAGTTGCTACCTGCTACGATTTCCATTGAGGCGCCAGATAGCGCCCAGTATTGGCCATCAGAAGCACGAATACGGAAGACTCGCGACCGTGCCTTGCCAAGACGATGATAGTTGATTTTCAGCCCGTATTCGCCAATCTTGCCGCATGACTCAAGTCGTTCATCTGACCAGGTCATACCGCCGTCATCACTGTATTGCATCATGACTTGCGGGTCGAGCGTCTGCGATTGCGTGCCGCCAGTCAGGAAATTCAGGGTCAGGTTGCTGTAGCGAATACGGTTCATCTCATTTGAAATGTGTGGAGATGTGCGCTCAACGACATAGTAATTGCCATTGTCAGCATATTCAGTTGAGCTCATCTCGTACAGGTTGCCATCGGCGTCGCCGGTCAGGTGGTAACCATTTGCGAAGACGTGACCAATGCCAATGTGGGCAATCTCGGTGCCGTTACCATCAGATGAACGCCATTCGTGCCAGCATGGCTTGCCAAGTTGCTTCGAAACGGTTGCGTCGAATACCCAAGTGGTTGTTTGGCCAGGAATGTTCAGCACGTAAAAGAAGTGACCACCATCCTGCATGGTGTAAGCAGTTGCTTGAGCAAGAGTTGCTGAGTCGATTGCTTGCCATTGCTGCTCGATTGCGTAGGTGCTGACGCGCTGTGGCGTATAACCATTAGCCATCACGAGCTGGGCGCCGCCGCGGTCATCGCCGGCGAGCCAGGCCACCGTGCCATCAATCTTGCAAGCCGAACGTGCCGCAAGGCAGCCAGTCTCGAGCATTGCGTTGCCACGGCGGGCAAAGGTAATGTCGTTTTCGCCGTAATCGTACCAGATTTCGGTGCTCTTGGTGTTGAACAACCACAGGTCGAGGTTATTGACGATTGTGGTAACGAGACGGTCAGGATTTGCCTCAGCGTTAGCAAAGTTTGCACCATCGGCCGTCGTGTTGTAGTTGTCCGTCCAGTAAAACTGGTTAGAGTTGCGCTGGCTAAAGATAACATAACCATCAAGGTAAGCCATCGAGCTTGACGAGGTATAAGCACCACCCGACAGGGCAGCCAGCACGTTCGTTGCAAACGGCATGGCGTACGGTGTGTCATTTACGAGCAGGAATAGCGTGTCGCCGTTGTCGGTGAAGAAGCAGGTCGAGGTGCCACCCGGAACGGTGCCCAAGATTGTAGCCGTCCAACTCGAGGTGCTGATCGAGTAAAGCTTTGAGCCAAACACCCAGTAAATGACGTTATTTGAGCCAACGTAACCACCACGAGATGGGCCGTTCAGCGCCGGAATACGGTTGAGCAAGCCACGGCGTGGGATAAGCTGAGCGATTTCAGCATCCTTGCCCTTGCCAACTTCATTGACCTCAGGATACCAGTTAGTGGTGCGCTGGCAATCGTATTGAATGTTGCGGAGCAGGTAACCTGGACCGACGAAGCCTTCAAACTTCATAATGTATCCTTAGAATTGCGTTTGGTCAGTGGCAATGTTGTAACGACCACCTCCACCGATGTCGTAATTCATCATGTAATGCTGCGAGTTAGCGTTTTCAATCTGGCGAAGACTATTCATGGCCGTTAGCATGACTGATTGCATTGGCTCTTCACCGTATTCAGGTGCGAGCAGCACGGCCAGGTTGTAGCGAATTGCCTGACGGTAAGCGGGTGGCAGAGATTCCACGTCATCAAGACTGACATCTGAGTCGAGTGGCGTCAGGTATTGAAGGACAAGCGACTTGCTGGTGCTTGACGGCACGGGGAACAGGTAAAGATTGGCGTTTGGAAACTGACGATCCATGTAAATGGCGCCAGGAAAATCGGAGGTTGCGCTCTTGCTGATGATGTCACCGTAATCGATGTCAGACAGGATACGAA